CTAGTATCAGATACGATCTCACAGTTGTCTACATAAACAACGTGGTTATACTCAGGCTGATTTACTTTGATACCTTCATCATGAATACGACCATACTGGAAGCATCCATAACAGAGTATGAAAAGGACAAAGTATTTAAAATACTTATCCATAATTCTCATAGTATTCACCAGCTACAATAAAAGCAGGTATCCAACCAACGAATAACATTCCCACGAACATAGCCGGATGTGTTAGAAAGTGTCTAAAGGTTGCGAATTCTGCACACAACCACAGTACGGTTGTTAAGAACAACCAGGTAGCAATTAAGGTTGCAATCCCAATGAGCATTGTTTTTGTTAATTTCATTTTAAAAAGTATTTAGGTGAATATGTTTAAAAAAAAGAGCAGTTTGGATACATGCTCAGGTATATCTCTTTGCCTTGCACAGTAGGTACCTACTTTGTGCCCTGGATTAAGGCTCACATCATAATAAAAGTGTTTGATTCCAGGTAACGGGTTAATAAATTACGCAAGACTTAGAGCGTAAGACTGCTAAGCCAATACTCTAAATCCCACTTGTTGAACAAGACCCAAATCCAGGGTCTAAAGGTAACCAACCTTGAACAAGACATGACCTTGTGACTTGTGACTATGATACATCCATGAAATGTACCCAGCAAGGAGCTACCTTGCACGTCTTTTCAAAACTGCTAATACTTTAGCAGAAGCTCTTACACTACCAGCATGTGATGATACGCTCTCTAATATTATTCTATTATTTGAACGTGTAACACTTTTGTGGTACCAGCAACATCCACAACCTTCATGGTGTGAATATGTATGTTTTTTAGTCATACGCTTAATGAATGAATCACGTTGACTTGGTGTTTTTAGTACTACCATAAGACTTAATATTTGAAATATCTTAATATAGAACTCTCACAAGGTTGCAACCCTTGAACTAATATTAGTGAGTGGATTTGAACCACTTCCTGTTATTGGATTCAGCCTCGTAGCCTCTACGTACTAAATGCCTGCAATTGGATGAGAGTTGGAAAAATCAAACATGGTAGCAACCATTAAGGTTCTATTATTAAGCTATTTCCAAGTAGCTCCAAGTTCACGCTTGGTCCGTTTTAAAAGCCGGGTTATTATATACTACCTGCTTAAAGGAATTAATATATAATAACAAAGACTGATTACCACCACATGCTCTATGTAAGTTATGAGCATAAGGAGATAGATTGTTATATAACTCATGTATAGAGTTAACATAATCAGTGAGTTCATCTATAGGTGTATAAACCTTAGTGCTATTATTATTCATAGCTATATCTATATATTTAGGTGAATAGAAACTATTTGAGTGTTACAAAGTGGGTAAAAGTGGTGATTTAGACCATTCACACACAATGCAACACACAAATAAATAAATTTTTACAATCAATTAGGAATCAGTAACAAGTTTGAATCCTTGAAGTGGACGTAACAATGTTCATCCACTAATTGGGTGAGAACTGCACTATTGTGCAGCCTCAACCCAGTACAGATTGCGCAGTGGTTCACCTGTTTCCAGGTCACGCACTGGTGCATCTGTGTTGATTGTAAAGCCCTTAAGCTCTGTGCCCGGCTTGAGGGTCTTGAGCTTCTTTACAATTGAATGGTCACTCTTCATACTGGTCCCAGTTGAAGGGTCTACCATGTTGAGTTGGCCAGATACAATAGTATCTTGGACACGAACTTGAACTTTCATACCCATGAAGTCTACTTCTTGTGTTGAAAGTGGTTTGCTTGTCACATAGAGAGTTACATTCTTTGTAGTCTCATTGATAAGCAGCTTGCGGAAAAAAACTGAATTTGCCATTTGCTTAAATTAAGTTAAGTTATACATCTTGGGGGCACCCCCCTGTCAAATTTTAGGAGGGGAGCCGTACATTATGGGGTACTGCCAATGCCAAACACAGAATTTTTGCAGGTCCGGGGGCAGAAAAAAAACAATCCTTCTGTGTATAGAAACAGAGATTTAATTTTTTATGGGGGTAAAATTTTGTATCTTATTATTGTAGATGTTTCTCTAAATAGGGTATTATGGATTGGGATAACTCAGATGATAACGAAGACTTTGATGCATTTGATGATATGGATGGTGCACTCTTTGACGGCCTCAGTGAAATTGAGAGGATGGAAAGAGAGGATGAGATCCTAGAGAGTGCATTTAATAACTCTTATGATATTATTACTAAGCGTGTAACTTTTGAGGAGTTGCTAGCAAAAAACCATTTCGGACCAGACGGAGATGGTTACACTACAATTGTACATGACGTTGAAAACGGTCCTAGTCTAAATGAATTACAAAATATTATTCTTTACTTTCAGGAAAAGGAGGAGTATGAGAAATGCGCAGTGATCCACAAAATGCTGCCATATGTTGAATAGACTGTACAAATTACTGGTGATATTGCTTATCGCAATATGCAATACAACGTATGGTCAAGAATGTAGTCCCTACAAAAGCCCACGTACAATATGGTGGGATACTAAATCCCCTATTAGGTATTCTGTCTCTATGGGTATGTGCTATCATTATGATGGATATACTGCAGGTTTGCACTACAAGGATGTGAGTGTTCAAACGGTTTTAATGCGTCCTGCTAGATATAGGACTATGAGAATGCCAGAAGAAGCTTATATAGTGGGGGGATATGATGGATTACTCGGTATAGGGGGAGGTCTTAGGGTGAATGATAATAGGGTGTCTCCAGTTGGATACATATCGGGAAGAAAGAAACTGCTTGGATGTTTGTATGGTAATGTTGCATATTATCAAACCGTAGGTATGAGTCACCTCGTAGTAGGGGTAAAAATCATACTCTAAAAAATTTTTTGGAATTAATCCTTTAAACTTTTTGTATTTAAACTTGATTTGTTATATTTGTTACTGAACATATAAAATCAACAATTATGTCAAAACAAGAACAACCAAAAGAACTCACTAAAGAGGAGTTACAGAAGCGTAGAGAAGAAATCACTGCCTTCTACAAGGAGAACATCAAACATCTCAAAGTTCAGAAAGAGTATGAAGAACTTTTAAGAGACATTGAACAAGCTCGTGCAGAAAGAATTCAATCTCAAATGTTTTTGGCACAAGCTTATGGAGCTGGTCAAGAAGAACCACAAGAAGATCCATCCGAAGCAGCTAGAGAATTTGAGATGGCCATGGCAGAAGAAGGTGAAACTCGTACTAGAACATTAAAGCGCAACTAAAATGGAGATGTTAAAAGAAGGATCAAGAGGTCCTGAAGTAAAAAAACTTCAAGGTTTGCTGGGCGTTAGTGCGGATGGCGTGTTTGGTCCCGCTACTAAAAAGGCCGTAGTTAGGTTTCAACTAGGAGCAAACCTTTCTACAGATGGTATTGTAGGAAATGAGACATGGACTCTCCTCCTTACTAGAGGACCAGAACGTGAAGCTATTGATGAAGATACTGATACTATGGAACAGTACTTCACAACTCCTTATGGTCAAACAATTCACAGACACTTTCTTCCAAAAGGAGAATATATTGAAGGTCCTGTGACTAATGACTATGTATTCTTACATCATACGGCTGGTTGGGAGAATCCATACAAGTGTATTGATCAATGGGGTAGAGATAGCCGCGGACGTGTTGCCACTGAATTTGTACTTGGTGGACAAAGAGTTACCAATGGATCTGATGATTATGATGGGGTAATGGTTCAAGCTTTTCCAGAAGGTGGTCAAGGTTGGCACCTTGGTAAAACGGGGAGTGGTTTTATGAACCGTCACTCAGTTGGTATTGAAATCAACAACTTTGGTTATTTGACTTCTGAAATGAAGACATATGCTGGGCAGACTGCACATGAATCTCAGATCTGTAAATTAGCAGAGCCTTTTAAAGGTTATACTAACTGGCATAACTATTCTACTAGACAAATTGAAGAACTAGAGAAGTGGTTAAAGTACATTGCTGAACGTGATAACATTGATATCAGAATTGGTTTAGTACAATGGATTAAAAAATTAGGACCAACAAAAGCATTTGAATTTCAAGATGATGCATACTATGGTAAAGTTAAAGGTCTTCTAACGCATACTAATGTTAGAAGAGATAAGTTTGATTGTTACCCGCATCCTGACTTGATAGATATGCTATTAAGTTTATAATATGGCAATAGTAAATAAAGTAGATCAAAAAGCAAAAGTAGATCTGGATACAACAATCCAGTATCAAATTGTTACATACTGCTTCTTCAATAATTTGCAAATAAGCAATTCAGATTTAAAATGTTTAGCCGAGCTTGCAAAAATAGGAGAGGTTGAGCTTACTTTTTTCTGCCTTCACGTGACTGATCTGGGGATTTTTAAAAGTCCTCAGTCAGCACGTAACGCAATTACAAAGGCAAGTAAAAAAGATCTTGTTGTTAAAGATGGCAAGAATAGAAAGAAGATTTACCTTAATAAGAGTATGAATGTTCAGACAACAGGTAATGTACTACTGGACTATAAAATTTTAGGCATTGAATCCCAAGAGTCATAAAGATTTTAAAGAAGGTATTGCAGAAGAGGTTGGAGTACACCCTGATGTAGTTGATGACTTTGTAAATTTTTATTATGCAAAGCTTAGAAAAAACTTATCTAATTTAACTTACCCTAGTATAAACATAACCGGTTTGGGTACTTTTAATATTAGACAAAAAATACTGGATAAAGAAATAAAGAAAACAAAAAGCATTCTTGGAAACCTGGCAAAAACTACATATCACGGATATGAAAAACATGTGGGTATAAAGGAGAAACTAGAAGCTCTTGAAAATATGAAAGAGATGATAGATATTGAAAAGCAAGAAAAAACAAACTTTAGAAAGAAGAATAAATGAAACTTAAAAATCTAATGACTGCATTTAAGAACGCTGATAAGATTACAGCTGGTGTTCTTAATTCAATTTTTAAGAAAAAAGAGATTGAGGTGATTGCTGCTGGAAGATTTGAAATATGTCAAAAATGTGAACAGCTTGATACTGAGGGAGTTAACTGTTTGGCTCCCGGAACGCAACCATGTTGTGCTGAATGTGGTTGCAGTTTAGACTTTAAAACAAGATCATTATCTTCAGAATGCCCATTAGGTAAATGGAGTGCTTGGTTAACTGAAGAACAAGAAAATAAATTAGACTTATGACTGTATCTGAAATTGTAAAAGATCTTCTAAAATATAGAATGATCACAGAAGAAGCAGCTGTTGTTTTGCTTAGAGCAGAAGCAGATGCCATTGCGTATAGGATAACCAATGAAAAACCTAGTTATAATCTTAAAGATTTAGAAGCTATGGGTATTTGGTTTACCAATACTACAAATGATAAATAACAATAACTATGGCTATTATATTTAAAGAAGATGGACATGTATATGAAAGTGTAGACCAGGATCAAATAAACTGGACTAGTGTAACCTCCTTTATTGGAATGTTTAAACCTAAGTTTAATGCTAAGGCACAGGCTAAAAAGTCTGCTAAAAATAAACGTTCTAAATGGTATGGTATGACTGAAAAAGAAATACTTGCCGCATGGGATGGGGAGACAGAACGCGCTATTGGATTAGGTAATTGGTATCATAACCAAAGAGAAGCAGATATGCTTGATTTCAAAACCATTGAACGTGATGGTGTGGAACTACCTATAATTAAACCTTTAGTAAATGATAATGGTATAAAATTAGCACCAAATCAAAAGCTAGGGGAAGGTGTATATCCAGAGCATCTTGTCTATCTAAAGTCTGTTGGGCTTTGCGGACAAGCTGATTTGGTTGAGATTGTAAACGGTCATATTAACATTACAGATTACAAAACAAACAAAGAAATTAAAGAGAAAGGTTTTACAAATTGGGAGGGTATTACATCAAAAATGTACAATCCTGTTAGTCATCTTGATGATTGTAATTTGAATCATTATAACCTACAACTCAGTATTTATGCGTATATTATTAAAAAGCATAACCCTAAACTGAAGATAGGTAAGCTTACAATTCAACATGTAAAATTTAAACAAGTTGGAACAGATAAGAACGGGTATCCAATTAATGAACATGTAAACGGGGAGCCTGTAATTGAAGATATTACAATGTATAATCTCCCATATTTAAAAGATGAAGTTGATAGTCTTATAATGTGGTTTAAAGATAATGAAAAATGATAGTAAGACTATTTGATGTTCAAAATGGCAAAGTGATTCCAACAGAACACTGTTATACTTTAGAATTTTTAAAAGACTTAATGGAAGAATATCCTGATACATACATGAGTGTGTATCAGTATTTGTTTTATATGTCTTGTCCTAATCCTGATTTAAATCCATTCTTTAATTTACCAGAACATGAGAAAGAAGATATTATAGTAGAACAGGTTGGTTTAGAAGAATCAACTGAAGATTCTAAAATAAGATACTCATTGGACATGTGTAGAAAACTCTATGAAACACCAACCTATAGAGCATATGTGGGTATTAAGTCAATGCTTGATAGATTGGCCAGATATATGGAAACAACTCAAATTGAGCATGGACGTGATGGTAATATTAATTCACTTGTAAATGCTGCAGCCAAGTTTGAACAAATTAGGAATTCTTATAAAGGAGCCTTTAGTGATATGAAGGAGGAACAAGAAAGCCAAGTTCGTGGTGGTGCAGGTTTAGCTTATGATCAAATGTAATGACAAACAAAAAAGAAAACTGGGTCTTCTGTTATTGGGATGAACCCATTGATATAAAACCAAATAAAGAAAAGAATGAAAACAAAAATAGTCCCCGTAGGAAAAAAGGTTCTAATAAAGGCTAAAGAAGCAGAAAGAACTATACCTGGTACTAATATTATTATCCCAGATACAGCTTTAGAAAAAGTATATCAGGGATATGTTGTAGCTGTAGGTGCTGAAGTTGAAGAGATTAAATCTGGAGATTTTATTCAATATGCAGATTACTGTGTTCCAACAGAAATGAAACATGATGGTGAAAAACATTTACTTATAAATGCTGGAGATGTTTTTGCTATAATTGAAAGCATTGAATAGTGTTTATAGAAATCCCAACATATGAAGGTGGTCAATGGACTCTAACAAACTTTGAAACAAGGCAAGATTTTTCTGAGTTTATACTATCTATATTTAAAGAACCCGGTCTATATAATTTTAATGAAACAAGCTTTTTATTTAACAAAGAAGCAATTCATTTTAATAAGGAAGGGTTTTACTGCGGTGCACCTTTTAGATCTAGAGATTTTATAGATTATTGGGATGATCAAAAAAATAAATGCCGTGTGGGAGCTATCTATAAAGATGGTTCCCATACTTGGTATTTAACCCGTGATTATTACATGTGGTTAAACTTTCTTCCTATCTATGACAAGGAAGAAAAGAAATATGGTTTTGCTAAAGTACGTGATGCTCAATATCACATGGCTCTTTATGAATTACTAGCAGAACTTAATCATAAACACTCTGCTATTCTAAAGAAACGTCAGATTGCATCTTCTTACTTTCATATGGGTAAGATCATTAACACATACTGGTTTGAAGAAGGTAGTACGTGTAAGATTGGTGCATCATTAAAAGACTATATCAATGATAAAGGTTCTTGGAAGTTTCTTGATGAATACAAGACATTTTTAAATGAGCACACGGCCTGGTATAGACCAAGTAACCCAGAGAAAGTATTGCTATGGCAACAGCAGATTGAAGTTAAAGTTGGTAATAGAAAAACGTCCAGAGGTCTTAAATCTAAGATACAAGGTGCTTCTTTTGAAAAGAATGCAACAACTGGTGTAGGTGGTCCAACAACTTACTTCTTTCATGAAGAGGCTGGTATTGCCCCCAAGATGATGCAGACATATGAGTATTTGCGTCCTGCAATGTCTTCTGGTATGGTAACTACAGGTATGTTTATAGCCGCTGGTTCTGTGGGTGATCTTGATCAGTGTGAACCATTAAAGGAAATGATATTAAATCCTACCTCAAATGATATATATGCTGTAGAAACTAATCTGATGGATGCAGACGGCACTATTGGATTAGCAGGCCTCTTTATACCAGAACAGTGGTCTATGCCTCCTCACATTGACAAGTATGGTAATTCACTTATAGAAGATGCATTAGAAGCAATTAGATTAGAAAGAGTAAAGTGGAAGGCTGATCTAAACCCTGAGCAATATCAACTGCGTATTTCTCAGAAACCAACCAATATTGCAGAAGCTTTTGCTTATAGAAAAGAATCAGTATTTCCTCAAGGTATTATATCTAAACAGCTTAAAAAGATTGAGGATAAAGATTATGCATATGAGCATATAGAACTTGAAAGAGTTCAAGATGGAATTATGGCTAAAAGATCAAACAAGTTACCTATCTCAGAGTTTCCTGTAAACAAGAAAGCTCAAGATAAAACGGGTTGTTTGGTTGTTTGGGAAAGACCTATATCTAATCCAGAGTTTGGTGCTTATTATGCATCCATTGACCCCGTATCTGAAGGTAAAACAACTACATCAGATTCTTTATGTAGTATTTTTGTTTACAAGAATTCTGTAGAGATAACTAGGGAAACTCAAAACGGTCTTGAGCATTTTATTGAACCTGCTAAAATTGTAGCTGCTTGGTGTGGTAGATATGATGATATTAATAAAACACATGAGCAACTGGAATTAATTATAGAATGGTATAATGCTTGGACTCTTGTGGAGAACAACATATCTCTTTTTATACAGCATATGATTGCTAAGAAAAAACAAAAGTATCTGGTTCCTAAACAGCAAATTCTTTTCTTAAAAGACCTAGGAAGTAACAGAACTGTGTATCAAGAATATGGGTGGAAGAATACAGGTACGTTGTTTAAAAGCCACCTTATTTCTTATGCAATTGAATTCTTAAGAGAAGAGATTGACGTGGAGACAGATCAAGATGGAAATGTTTTAAATACAACTCTGGGTATTGAAAGAATACCGGATCCAATGTTACTTAAAGAAATGCTTGCATATTATCCTGGACTTAACGTGGATAGATTGGTAGCTTTTTCAGCATTAGTGGCTTTTTCAAAGATTCAAGAGTCAAATAGAGGATATTTGAAAAGAAGAGAGTCAGAATCAGACAATTCTTTGGATAATTCAAAAAATTTGTATAAATTAAAGTATAGTCCGTTTAAAAATTTAGGACGTGGTAAAACTACTCTTGGAGGTCATAAAATAAAAAGATCTGCATTTAAAAATATTAGATAAATATGAAGGTATTCAATGCAATGCAATTAAAGAACGGTGCCAAAGCTGATAGCGGGTACCCAACCACGTCAAGCCTTACCCAGCCTTTGCAGTTTCTTCCTGCTAAAAAGAAAGATGAAAACTGGGCTGCTTGGAATTTGGACTGGCTGGAATTGCAGGGTATGCAATTCCTTAGACAAAATTCTAGAAAGCTTTTAAAAAACTACAAGCTTGCAAAAGGAATTATTGATAAGAGCGACTACATTGTAGAAGAAGACAATGAGTATAAAGATCTTGTAGATGTTCTTACTAAGGAGGATGAGTCAGCCTTAGAACTTAAATTTTACCCCATTATTCCAAATGTTGTAAACGTACTATCTGGAGAATTCTCTAAAAGATTTTCAAAAGTTCAGTTTAGAGCTGTAGATGATTTGTCTTACAATGAAATGCTAGAGCAAAAAAGAATGATGATTGAAGAGAATCTATTAAGAGATGCTTCAAATAAACTAATGCTCAAGATGATTGAGATGGGTGCTGATCCTAATGATGAGCAATTCCAACAACAGCTAGCACCTGAAAATATTAAAACCCTTCCTGAAATTCAAGACTTCTTCAGTAAAGATTATAGATCACTGGTAGAAGAATGGGCTTCTCATCAATTGAATGTTGATGAAGAACGTTTTAAAATGCAAGAACTAGAAGAGCGTGCATTTAGAGATATGCTTATTACAGACAGAGAGTTCTGGCATTTTAGAATGCTTGAGGATGACTATGAGTTAGAGCTTTGGAATCCTGTACTTACATTCTATCAAAAGTCACCAGATGCCAGATATATATCCCAATCTAATTATGCGGGTAAAATGGATCTAATGACCGTTGCTGATGTAGTTGATAAGTATGGATATCTCATGAATGAAAAGCAATTAGAGTCTTTACAGGAGATCTATCCTGCTAAATCAGGTAGATATCAGGTATCCGGTTATCAAAATGATGGCGCATACTATGATCCTACAAAGTCTCATGAATGGAACACAGGTTCACCAAGCTTGGCTTATAGACAATTTGTAAGTAATTGGAACAGTTCTCCTGAATATGGGGGTGATATCATCAGTTCTATTCTGAACGAGGGAGATGATTTACCTAATTGGGGGGAAGGGTCCTTAATGAGAGTCACCACAGTTTATTGGAAAACTCAACGGAAAGTTGGACACCTTACTAAAATAACAGAAGAAGGGGAGGTAATTCAGGAGATCATTGATGAAACCAT